CCGATTCAAGATGGTATGGATAGACCTAAGATGGAGCTAGCCTTCCGTGTTCCTGCAGCTAAGATTACTAAGAACAACATGGAGAGCTTAGGAGATGAGGAGCTTGTAGGACTAGACACAACTATAGATTGGAAGAACACAGATGATAACAGTTATGACGGAGAGAAGCTACAGCTTCTAGTACATGATGAATCATCTAAGTGGTTAAAGCCTAATAACATATTAAATAATTGGAGGGTAACCAAGACATGCCTACGTGTAGGTAGCAGGATTGTAGGTAAGTGTATAATGGGTTCTACATGTAACGCTCTAGCTAAGGGTGGAGCAGGATTCAAAAAGATATACGATGACTCTGACTGTACTAAGAGAAGTGGTAACGGTCAAACTAAAAGTGGATTGTATTCTCTGTTCGTTCCTATGGAATGGAACATGGAGGGGTTCATAGATAGATTCGGAAACCCTGTCTTCGATAACCCTACGAAAACTATGATAGGCGTAGACGGAGAGGAGATAGAGCAAGGAGCTGTAGACTATTGGCAAGCGGAAGTGGATTCTTTAAAGGATGATGCAGATGCTCTCAACGAGTTCTACCGTCAGTTCCCACGCACAGAGTCTCACGCTTTCCGTGATGAGTCTAAGAACTCTATCTTTAACTTAACGAAGATATATCAGCAGATAGATTATAACGATTCAGTAATCCAAGGGCATTACACTACTAAAGGTTCTTTCTCTTGGAAGGATGGTATAAAAGATTCTAAGGTTATATTCTCCCCTAATAAATCAGGGAGGTTTCTTGTTAGTTGGACTCCACAACCTGCTATGCAGAATAGGTGGATTACTAAGAACGGAACTAAGTATCCGGGCAACGAACACATAGGGGCTTTCGGATGTGACTCGTACGATATATCAGGTACTGTAGGAGGAAGAGGTTCTAATGGAGCTTGTCACGGGTTAACTAAATTCAATATGGATGAAGCTCCCTCTAATGAGTTCTTCTTAGAGTATATAGCTAGACCACAGACAGCAGAGATATTCTTTGAGGATATCCTTATGGCCTGTATATTCTACGGTATGCCTATCCTTATAGAGAACAACAAGCCTAGACTTCTGTATCACTTCAAGAATAGAGGGTATAGAGGGTTCAGTATTAACAGACCGGACAAGACTTACAATAAGCTATCTAAAACAGAGAGGGAACTAGGTGGTATACCTAACTCATCTGAGGATGTTAAGCAGGCTCACGCAGCAGCTATAGAATCTTACATAGAGAAGTATGTAGGTATAGACACTCAAGGTTCTTTCAGAGAGGCTGACGAGGTGGGAAGCATGCCTTTTATGAGCACATTAAATGATTGGTCTAAGTTTGACATAAACAATAGAACTAAGCATGATGCCTCTATCTCTAGCGGTCTAGCTATTATGGCGTGTCAGAAACACCTGTATCAGAATGTCAAGAAGAATAATAAAATAAGTGTTACCTTTGCTAAATACAATAACACAGGTCACAGAAGCGAATTATTTTAAATGGAGGATGTAAAAGTAAACGTAGGGGCTAGGTCTTTTCCTAGCACATTAGCATCAGACACGACGAAAGCGTCTAATGAGTTTGGGTTACAGGTGGGTCAAGCTATTCAACATGAATGGTTTAAGAAGACAGGAGGTAATTCTAGATTCTATGACCAATGGAGCAGCTTCCATAACCTTAGACTATATGCTAGAGGAGAGCAGTCTATAAGTAAGTATAAGCAAGAGATTGCTGTAGACGGAGACCTAAGTTATTTAAACCTAGATTGGACACCTGTTCCAATCCTACCTAAGTTCGTTGATATCGTTGTTAACGGTATGTCTGATAGATTGTTTTCACCTAAAGCTTACGCTCAGGATGGGATGTCTCAATCTAAGAGAACTAAGTATCAAGATATGGTTGAGGGGCAGATGGCTGCTAAGGACGTTCTTGTTGCAGTAGAGCAAGCGACAGGTAACAGTCAGTTCTCTATGCCTCAGGAAGAGCTTCCAACTAACGATGAGGAGATGCAGTTGTATATGCAGCTTAATTATAAGCCTGCTATTGAGATTGCAGAAGAAGAAGCTATCGCTACAATCTTTGCTGAGAATAGCTACGACGAAATTAGAAAAAGATTAGACTATGATATGGCTACCTTAGGTATAGCTGTAGCACGTCACGAGTTTTTACCGGGCGCAGGAGTAGGCATTAAGTATGTAGACCCTGCTAACGTTATATACAGTTACACAGAAGACCCAAACTTTAAGGACTGTTACTATTGGGGAGAGGTTAAAACCGTTCCTTTAACAGAGCTTATTAAGATTGACCCTGAGATTTCTAACGAAGACCTTAAGGAGATTCAACAGCAGGGTTCAGCTTGGCACAAGCAGTACTCTAGTCAAGAGATTGACGGAGACATCTTCCAACAGGATACAGTATCTCTTTTGCAGTATAACTATAAGACTACAAAGAAAGTTGTATATAAGAAGAAGAACTTAGAAGGAGGAGGAACTAAGATTATAGAGAAGAACGAAGACTTCAACCCACCTGAAGAGATGATGGCTGAAGGGAAGTTCGAGCGCATCGAGAAGACCATCGACGTATGGTATGAAGGTGTTATGGTTCTAGGAACTAGTAAAATTATTTCATGGAAGCTAGAGGAGAACATGGTAAGACCTAAGTCTTCTTCACAGCACGCGATGTCTAACTTCGTTGCTGCAGCTCCACGTATGTACAAAGGAAAGATTGAATCTCTAGTTAAGAGAATGATTCCTTTTGCAGACCTTATACAGATTACACACCTTAAGTTACAGCAGGTAATATCTAGAGTAGTTCCTGACGGAGTATACATAGATGCTGACGGACTTAACGAGGTAGACCTAGGTAACGGCTCAGCCTACAACCCACAAGAAGCTTTACGTTTATACTTCCAAACAGGTAGTGTTATCGGACGTAGCTTCACGGGAGACGGAGAGTTCAACCACGGTAAGACACCTATTCAACAGTTAACATCATCATCAGGAGCGAGTAAGACTCAGATGCTTATAGGGAACTATAACCATTACCTAGGTATGATTCGTTCTGTTACAGGATTAAACGAAGCGAGAGACGGTTCTACACCTGACCCAAGCGCTTTAGTTGGAGTACAGAAGCTTGCAGCTTTAAACTCTAACACAGCTACAAGACACATCCTCGATGCTAGCCTATACATATATAAGACCTTAGCAGAAGCTATCTCTTATCGTGTTGCCGACATCTTAGAGTACTCTGACTTCTCTGATGACTTTACGAATAAAATTGGTAAGTACAACGTCTCTATCCTTAAGGATATGTCAGACCTATACATCTATGACTTCGGTATTTTTATCGAAGTTGCACCTGACGAAGAGGAGCGTGCTCAGCTAGAGGCTAATATTCAGATGGCTTTATCTAAGAGCAGTATAAACTTAGAGGACGCTATTGATATCAGGGATATAAAGAATATAAAGCTAGCTAATCAACTACTCAAGGTTAAACGTAAAGCTAAAGAAGATAGAGAGCAGGAGGTAGCTATGCAGAACCAAGCTATGCAAGCTCAATCTCAACAAGCTATACAGCAGATGGCAGCAGAGGCAGCTATGCAGAAGCTACAGGCTGAAGCACAGAGTAAGATTCAGGTTATCGAAATGGAAAGTCAGTTCGGATTACAGAAGCTAACAGCTGAGGTAGCCGCTAAGAAAGAATTAATGGCCGCTGAGTTTGAATACCAAATGCAGTTAGCTAGGGCTACTGAAGAAGGTACAGACAAGAGAGAGCAGTCTCGTGAGAAAGAAAAATCTAAAAGAATAAGTCAACAGAGCACAGAACAGAGTAAGCTAATAGACCAAAGGAAAAACAACCTTCCACCTACTAGCTTTGAATCTAATGAGGACTCCTTAGATGGGTTTGATTTAGCTGAGTTCAATCCTCGATAACCATTGAGGGTATTTTAGTTAACTTTGCAACAAAATAATTTAATACATAATATATCATGGATTTAAAAGTAAGAGCAGTAGAAGGGCCGTCAGAT